CGGAGCGCTGGGGAAAAACATAGGACGGATGCGTTACGCATGTGCGAACTTGTTACTATAAGGGCTGTTCTCACGGACCATTCTCTAATTTATATCTATAGATGTATGTCTGTATTTTTATTTGAAGATCTACAAACATACAGACCCACCATGGGACCGCCCAAACGAGACTAAGGGCATTTGAAACGGCCCTTATAGCAACGCATCAGCACATCTGACACACATCCCTCCTATGTTTTCTGTCAGCACCGGAACAAAATACAGGCAGCACCCTAGTTATGGTGTGTCCTGGCCCTGTGAGGCCTCGCACCCGCATAGAGGTGTCTTTGTACTGCCCGCCGGAGCGAGGCCGGCACGCGTACAGCCATGCCCTGAGACAGTGCCGGCCTGTATCCCTGGGGGATGGGGTGTGGGCAGGGTGCCTTATATGGCACGGGTGTGCCATATACCAAGTAATTGGATGCAGGGCAGTGCATACTCATGCATGAGGTGTGGGCGTGGGGTGCTGGCTGGACGGGGCCGGACGGCTCGACGGTTCCCGCTGGAGGGCCGCGACTGAATCATTTTCAGAGCCCGGGTGAAGGGTGGATATGGGCGTCTTTCGACATACTTAGCTGGCGCTGTGATCCGCCCCAGGTTTTTCGCCCCCATCACTTTCGTAGGTTTAGGGCGCTTTAGCCGATTCCCATAAAGCTCGCCCGTCATTTTCCGCGCATCGCCTTGTCTGTAGTTACATCTGTGATATTCTTTTGATACAGACGCACACACAAACGAAGGAGCAAGCATGAAGAAGTACCTGACCTACCGCACCGCCGCCATCCTGTACATCGCCGGCTGGGTCTTCACCCTCGCCTCATGGCCCCTCCCCCGGCCTTGGTCTGACCTTTCAGCCGTGATTGGGATACTCGCGTTCAGCCTCGGCACCGCCATCCGCTGCTACCTCTGGGGGCAGGAGAGCGGACGGCGCGAGGCCCTGAAGGTCGAAATCAACCGGGTCTGGTCCGAGCAGATGCCCTTCAACGTCACCGAGGAGGCCAAGTGAGCGCCCGCGACGAACTGGCGAAGCTGCTGTTCCAGCAGAACGTCAGCAACGCCGCCGCTCCAACCGCCCCGGAGATCATCATGCTCTGCGAGGACGCCGCAGACGCCATCCTCGAGGCTGGCTACTCGAAGCCCCGCACGATCACTGACCACTACGCGGATGATGGGCCTGATGAACTCCCGGCGCTGTCTGTGATTCTCTCCGCTGGCAGGCCAGCTATCAAGCAGGGCGACGGGACATTCATGGACTACGACGGAAGCACGTGGGACACCAGGGAACTTGATCTGCCAATCACCGTCATCTACTCCCCGGAGGAATCATGAGCGACTACACCGAGCACCTGATCAGCATGGCCGACGGGGACGGGGACCAGCTCGCCGCCATCGAAGCCATAATCCAGCCGTATGCCTCAACTGTTGAGGAGCGGCGCGGGGTCCACCCGGATTCAGTGTTCACCGCCGCCGTTGACCTCCTCGCCATGGTGCGGGAACAGCGGGCCGCGCTTGAGCGGGTGGAGGCGCAGCTTGCTTACTGGGCATCGCTGAAGCCCTTCCCGGACGTCGAGGACTCACAGCGCTGGTATAGCCTCGGCAAGCGTCACGCCGCCGAAGCCATCCGTGCCGCGATCACCGGCACCGAGGGAGTCAAGGTGGCCTGCAAGTGCGGCTGGCGGGTTCCCACGGAGAGCTCCAGCACCAACGGGACCAACCAGCTCAGGTTCCGCAAACACCAGTCCTTTGAAATCGAATACGCCGTCACCGCCCTACTGAACGAACAGGACCAAGCAGCATGAGCACCGATGTTTTGACCGGAGTTATCCGAGCCGGACTGATGAACCTCCAGATGCTCTGCGGCTCGACCGCAGCCTCCAAGGGCTTCCACGATGACCGGCCCGAGAGCTACACCACCGCTGACCGCAGGGACCTCGCCAACTGGCAGGGCAACAAGCTCCTGCTGATTGTCTCCGAGGTCATCGAGGCACACGACGAAATCCGCTCGGGCCACGCCGCCGACGAGACCTATTACCCGAGCAAGCCGGACCTCGGAGAGAACACCTCAGTCATCGGCTGGACCCCCGGGGTGTACAAGCCTGAAGGTGTGCCCAGTGAGATTGCCGACGCCGTGATCCGGTGCTTCGACTTCGCCTACACCGAGGGCTTCTCCCTGGCAGACATCATCCTCGAAAAGCTGCAATTTAATTCTCAGCGCCCCTACAAGCACGGACGGAGCTTCTAATGGCTACCCGCATCGAGGGCACCACAGCCTATGTGGACAGCATTGTCGAAGCCTTTGAGGCTTGCGAGCTTCCCGGAGTCAAGGACGTGGTGATCGAGGACAACGCCGAACGCCTGAAAATGCAGCGCCTCATGAAGGGGCTGGTCGAATGACCGGGAAGAAAAATCCCGTCCACCGGGAAGCCAAGTGCGGCACCACCAAGGGCTGGAACGCCCACCAGTTCAACGGCGAGTACCAGTGTGACCCCTGCAAGGCAGCCAAGACCACGTACACCCGGGAATGGCGGCGCAGGACCGGACGCACCAAGTTCACACTGGTCCCGATCAACTGGGAAACCCCGCTCGAACAACTCATCCAGATGAAGCACTACCGGGAGGACAACGCAGCATGAGAGACTACGTGGAAATGCTCATCAGTCAGGCTGGCGGGGGCGATCACCCCAAGCTGGACACGGCTGTGGATGCGGCCATTGCCGCCGTCAAGGAGGAGCACGGGAACTGGTACGCAGGCATTGCCGAGGTCTACCGCCCTGTGGTGGCCAGCGCGGTCAACGGGGCACTGAAGGCGGTGGCATGATGAGCGCCCGGTACGAGTTCAAGGTCGGGCCTGCCAATCGACACAGCGGCTATGCCCACCCCGTTACGGTCATCGCGGACAGCTACCCCGAAGCCAAAGCCAAGGCCATCGCTTTCCGGGGTTTCAGCCCACGCGACAGCGGCGTATGGCTGCTACAGGTTGAAGAAATCCCCCCGGCAGAAAAGGCAGAGGTATGAGCGCCGACGCCATGCCCAAGGGGCTGACCCGGGGCTACTCGAACGCCTTCCTGACCATGATCGGGGAGGCAGCCGCCAAGGCCCTGACCATCAAGGACTTGGAGCACCTGGATGACGCCGAAATGGAGCTCGCGGACTCTATCGCCCGCGACAACGCCCGGATAGACTCAGACCATGACGCGCCCTCAGCTGCATGAGTCCGGGAGGAAAATCTGGTACCCCGACGAGATGAAGTACGCGGAGGGTGAGAGAGTCAAGGCCACTAGGGACTACGGACTGATCCATTTGGGGGAGGCCGGAACCATCACGGGAGTGCCGGCCTTGACATCACCCGCATATCTGGTCATGCCGGATGGCACACCGGACAAGACCCAGCTCGTGCCGGAACAGCACCTCGAACCGGAGTAGCGTAATCTTGAAGGACACCAGCCCCCTCTGCTCTTAGAGCAAGGGGCTGGTTTTCTTTTGGCCAAAAATAGTAGTCAGTTAGCGCGCAGCTATGTCCACACCTGCACGCAAACTGACTACTCCCACACCGCGTGTACCGTGATGCGCCGTTTGCCCGTTAGCGCGCCGTTTTCGCGCTCATGCAGCTCGATATGGGAGATTAGGCGGCTCAACAGCTCCCGCTTGCCCCTGGCAGGCAGGATATGCCAGTTTTCAAGGGTCTGAGGCACGATCTGGCCCGGTTTGGACATCGAATTGGCCTCCACGAGCCTCAATCGTGCTTCCGTTGCCGATTTGTCCCCGCCCAGCTTCTCCTTCAGGCGCTCGTAGACCTCCTTGGAGACCTCCCCGTCGAGGTATTTGAGGGTCAGGGAGTCCAGCCGGAGCTGGTTTTTGCTCAATTCAGCCGCGTACTGGGACTGCTTGCGCTCCATCCCGGTGTTCCGGGGAATCTCCAAAGTAGATGCTTTTGCATCAATTTCCAAGGCGATTTGACTCAGCCATGCTAAAACGACCTTCTCCACGTAGGGTTCGGACACCGAGGACTGCTTGTGGGTGTGTTTTTGCTGGGCAATGATGCAGATGTACCGGGGGTAGTGCCTGCCGTTGGCGTGCGAGATGCGTCCTCCGGCCATGTTTCCCCCGCAGTGGCACCGCAGGAGCCCCGAAAAGGCGTAATCGGAGGTCTCGGCACGCGGTCTGCCGCCCCGAGAGTCCCTGCGGGCGCGGTACTGCACCCATTCGGCCCCGGAGATGACAGGTTCGTGTGCCCCTTGGACATGCTCGCCCTTGCTCCAGACGTAGCCGGCACCGAAACCCCGGTCCAGAATCCTCCTCAGTGTCCCCTCACGCCATCCCGTTTCCGGCTCGAAGCCCTCAGAGGCCGCGTAAGCGCCTAATTCCTTCAGCGTGGACCCCGCGATGAAGCGGCGGTACAGCTCCCGCAGAACAGGCCCCGAGGCCTCGTCAGGGACGTATCCGCCCTGCTTGGTGTACGTGTATCCGAAGCGCGGGAGCCCGTGGTGCGGCAGGCCGTTCCTGATACGCCTCGCGTGGGTTTCCTTCCAGGTGTCCCCGATCCGCTCCGACTCGAACGCGGCGAACTCGGTCAACATGCCCCGGGCGAGGCGTCCGGTCGAGGTGGACACGTCCACCTGCTCGGTGGCGCTCTCGATCCGGCCTCCGAAGGTCTCCACCTTGTCTGCGGCCACGGCCCAGTCCAAACTTGACCTAGACCACCTTGACCATTTCCACAGCACTATGACATCGGCCTGTTTGGCTTCCACCATCTCCATGACCCGCTGGACCCCGGGACGGTTCCACGTCCTGCCGGAGATTCCCGGGTCCTCCTCGACGGCCACCACCTCGTAGCCCTGCCCCACGGCGTAGTCGCGGCACGCACGCTCCTGCAGCTCTAGGGAGATGGACTCCTCCTTGAAGGAGGACTGGCGTTTGTAGATGACCGCGCGGGGCTTGCTCATGCCCGGATTCTATCTTTTTTCGGCGTAGGGGTTGCCCTATGTTTTTTTCTCATGTAAGTTTTTGCACAGGCACACAGACACACAAGGGAGCGAGAATGGTAACGAGGGAGCAGGCGATACGGGAGGCAGCAGAAGTGCTGGTCTACTGGCTCACCGTCGATGAGGCCCAAGAAGCCGCGTAAAGCTGATTTTTGAAACTCAGCGACAATAGGATTCTCAGACATTCGATCTGAGGATGGACGCCAAGGTCACCTTGCGAGGGAAACTGACAGCGACCAGATAACTGAATAGGTAGGGGGCTACAAGCCACTCTAGGCTTGCTTGGAAGACAGCCGGTCAAAGACTTGGCCCCCACCACAACGGCTATTATCCCATCTGGTGACGGGACGGGTTTGATTCCCAGCGAGGCAGGTTCGATTCCTGTATGGCCGACTAGAGCAGCATGAGCGCCCAGGATTTAGACACTCCTGGGATCGATGGCTCTAGCCGGAGGGCAGTAACCTCTGGAGGACTGGCCTAGCAGGGTTTACCTGCCGGGGGGCATCCAGGTTCGATTCCTGCCAGTCCACGAGGTCAACGGCCACATCTGACCTCTGATAAATGATGATGGCAGGGTTTCTCGTAGGCTTCCCCCAATAAGCTTGCCAAGGGCCGGGTAGACGTACCCACATGGTTAAAGCGGTTTTCACCGCAAGCGGTTCGAGCCCGCAAGGCCCACGAGGACCCCCGATGTCCTCACCATGAGTAAGTCCGCTGGACGCGCAAGCGTTTGGCCTTGCAAGGCCCCCGTTTCCAGAGGACGGGGGCCTTTGCTTTGCCCAAACTCTGTAGGCCTGTAAGCCAATTCGAGAATGCACTAAACTACAGACATGGATGCACCCGGCAACACAATGGACGCCCTCACCTCGCAGATTGTGAAACTGCGCGTGAAGGGCTACTCCTTCGAGCAGATTTCCGAGAAGATCGGCGTCGATCCCGAGGAAATCGTCTCCACATGGCGTGAGTACCTGCAATCCCGCACCACGGCCACCCCCGAGGAGGAGTGGGTACTCCAGCAGCTCCGGCTCGAACACCTCCTCGTGCAGGTCAACGACCGCCTCAACTACGCCGACAAGGCCGAGGACTACGAGCTGGTCATCAAGCTCCTAGACCGCATCGCGGCGCTCCAAGGCATCAACAAGGACCTGATGAAGTCCGCCGAGGATCACCTCGTCCAGATCACTGCCGCCCAGACCGCCCTCATCCTCCAAGCCGTGTTCGCCATGTCCACCGGGCTACAGGCACACATCGAGGCTGCCTTTGAGAAGCACAAGACCATCAAAGCCATCCGGGGAGAAATCCTCGATGACCTCACCACCGTATTCACCAACGAGGCGCAACGCGCACTGTCAGGAGTCGAAGAATGAGCGCTACAGAGGGCATTTTCACCAAGGACGTAACGGACATCCTTGACCTGTTCTATGCCGGCGACGGCTCCGAGCCTGACTGGGCCGCTATCCGCACGCGCCTGCACTCGATGGAGGGCTCTTACTTCACGGTCATCATCAACCTGCTCCGGGCGATGTGGGCGCAGTACGAAGACCCCGCGAACTTCCAGACCATCATGTTCCGTCTGGAGCAGGAGCTCGCTGACAAGTGAGTATTCTCGATGCCATGAGGGCTGCCAGCGCCGAGCTGGAGACAGCGGCCCTCAATGAGCGCTACAAGACCGACATCGCCCTCTGGGCCAAGGACAAGCTCGGCTACACTCTGTGGTCCAAGCAGATCGAGATTGCCAACGCACTCCTGAAGTACAGGCGTGTGGCGGTCAAGTCCGGGCACGGTGTCGGCAAGTCGTTCGTGGCATCCATCATCATCGCGTGGTGGGTTGACACCCGCAAAAACGAGGACTCCCTCGCGGTATCAACTGCGCCCGTACAGGATCAGCTGTCCATCATCTGGGGCTATCTTCGGGACCACCACATCAAGGGCAGCCTGACCGGGCGCATCACGCTGGAGAACGACTGGCGCGGGGACGATGAGAGCTCCCGGGCCGAAGGCCGCAAGCCCTCCAACACAAATCAGCACGCATTCCAGGGCCGCCACCGCCGCCGAGGTGTGCTCGCTGTCATGGATGAATCCTGCGGCATCCCCCAGACGATCTTCACCGCCGTGAACGCCATCACCACGGGCAGGTACGACATGGCGCTGGCCATCGGCAACCCCGATGACATCAACACGCCGTTCGGGGAAATCTGGAAGAACGATTCCAAGATGTGGCACAAGATGACCCTGAACTCCTACGACTCCCCGAACATCACGGGTGAGGAGTTCCCGGAGGAGGATTCCGGCGGTCTGGTGACGCTGGAGTGGATCGAGGCCATGCGGCAGGAGTGGGGCGAGGATTCCCCGCTTTTCAAGTCCAAGGTTCTGGGCGAGTTCTCCGAGAGCAGCACCAGCACCCTGTTCACGGTGGGCACACTGACCAAGGGCCGCTTCACCGAGCTGGCCATCAAGCAGGACTCCAAGCCCCGACTTGGCGTTGACGTAGCCCGCATGGGTGACGACTACACCGTCATCTACACATTTCAGGACGGTGTGCTCAGGTTCCTGGACAAGTGGGCCAAGGCGGACACGGTCGAGACCTCGGCCCGGATCGTGCAGCACGCCTTTGAGCAGGGTGCGGACGAGGTGCGGATCGACGGCGTGGGCCTTGGTGCCGGCGTCTATGACCAAGTGGCGGCACGCTCCGAGGGGCGCTTCGAGACCATCGGCATCATCGGCAACGCGGCTTCCTCGGACATCGACAAGTGGATCAACGCCCGCGCCGAGATGTACGACGAAGTCCGCCGCCGCATGTTCCAAGAGCAAATTGACATTGACGGCGATGACACGGCGCTGACCAAGGAATTGGAAACGCTCGAATATCACTTCAAGAACTCCCGCAGCTCACTGCAAATTGCCTCGAAAGAGGAAATCCGGCTGAAGACCGGAAAGTCCCCTGACTTCGCTGACGCGGCCATGTACGCGGCAATGGAGTTGCCAATTGACCCCAAGGACCCGGTATCGAAATTGCCTATCGGAGCCCAATTCGAGACGGCCCCCGAGGACTTCCTTTTCGCTATGGAGTCGAGCATTTCTCCGTACTAGGTCTGTAGGTTTGTAGAAATATCTGGCGCGACACCATTTGATAAACTAGGGTGCAGGCCGTTGTTTCTGCCGCAGACCTTTAGGGAGTTTCATGTCCAGGAAAAGTGCCACCAAGGCCAAGTTCTCGCCCAGCGCGGGCACTCAGATGGCACAGCTCCTCGAAGTCCAGACCGAGAACACGGCCCTGAAAGAAATGGCGCTGGAACTGCGCGAGTCGATTGCCGACGTGCAGCTGGCGCTGGACAACATCGGCTGGTCCCCGCTCGGCGGCGAGTACGGGGACATGCGCGAGCTCCCCCTGTCCACGATCCGGGACCAGACCCGTGTCACCCGTGCCCTCGCGGTCATCAACCCGCTCATCAAGCGCGGCATCGCCGTGCGTATCGCCTACATCTGGGGCAACGGCATCAAGCTGGACGGCCTCGATGAGACCTTCGCCAAGCACGCGGGCAACAAGAAGTACCTGCTCTCCGAGAAGGCCCAGATGGAGATGGAGTCCTGCCTCGCCACGGACGGCAACTTCTTCCTGCTGGTGACCAAGAAGTCCGCCAAGACACAGGTGGACCGCCTGACCCGTGTGCCCCTGTGGCAGATCACCGGCACCGTCTCGGACCCGGACAACCCCGAGGATGTCTGGTTCTACCGGCGCGAGTGGGCCACCACGGTCACCAACGTGGCCACCGAGCAGGAGACCACGTCCACCAACATCGAATACTTCCCGGCCATCGACTACGACACGGCCAACGGCACCCCGAGCCAGTTCAAGGGCAAGAGGGTCAACTGGGGTTCCCGCATCGCGGCCCACAGCGTCAACAAGCAGACCGGCTGGAAGTGGGGTGTCCCCGACATCCTGCCCGTGATGTTCTGGGCCAAGGCACACAAGGAGTTCCTGGAGTCCCAGGCCACGCTGGTCAAGGCGTACTCCCGCTTCGCATGGAAGGTTGCCGCACCGACTGCTGCCAACGCCCGCGCTGCCTCCACCAAGGTGGGCACTGCCCCCAGCATCGACCCGATGACCGGGCAGCCGCAGGGTGTAGGAGCCACTGCCGTGACCGGTCAGGGCACCACCATCTCCTCGGTGGGCCGCACTGGCGGTTCGGTGGACTTCGAGGCGGGACTCCCGCTGGCTGGCTATGTCGCCGCTGGCCTCAGTGTGCCCCTGACCGAGCTGACCGCCGACGCCGGCAACGCCAACCGCTCCTCTGCCGAGACCCTGTCAGGCTCCAACGAGAAGGTCATGAAGGCGCGTCAGGCCGAGCACAAGATGTTCTACGAGGCGATTTTCGCCTACCTCGGCATGGAGGTGAAGGTCTCCTTCCCCAAGATCGAGGAGGAGGCTGTCTACCGCCAGATTCAGTCCCTCGTGTCCCTGCTCCCGCTGAACGTCTTCTCCGACAAGGAGATGCGGGCGCTCATCATCCACGCCCTCGATATTCAGGACATGGACCCGGAGAAGGTGCCTACCAAGGAGGAACTGGGCAACCTGATCCTCCAGGCCACGATGGCTGCCGAACAGGCCAAGGCGGCGGCTGACGCAGCTGCCAAGGCACCCCAGCTTGCTCCCGGCGCGCCAACAGTTCCCGGGGCGAAGGCTCCAAAGGTCCCCGGAGTGAAGAAAGCAGCCAGCACTACTCCGAGCTACGGGGACAACTCGTACCGCAAGGACGCATCCACAGCCGCTCGTACCGGCGCGAAGGGTTAGGAAACCAGCATGGACATGAACACAGTCAGCTACGCCGTAGCGGCGATGACTCAGAAAATCAAAGACCCTACAAGCCCAACATCAGCGGCACTTAATGCCACCTTTGCCCCCACTAAGGCGAGCCCGAACTACGCGGCCCGAGTCCGTCGCACCACCACTACTGCACCGGGTTATGCCCCCTCGTTCCAAGTCACGGACGGTAGGCTCGGGGATGCTTCGGACGCTGACATTCTTGTCGGCTCGGGTACGACTACGATCACGACCGACAAGTATGTCGATCAGGTCCGTGTTGCCGCTGGTGCAGTGTTGGAGGTTGCGCGCGGTGCCCGCATCTTCGCACGCTCTGCCGTCGTGAACAACGGCACCATCCGGGCTATCACGACGAACGCAGCTAACGGCTCTGGCGCAACGGGCGGCAATGGCGGCGGCGCACCTACCCTCGGCTCGGGTTCGACACAGCTTATTGGCGCGGCTGGCGGCAACGCGGGCGGCAATGGCACCACCACTAACGGCGCTACGGGCGTGGCTTCGGCGGGAAAGGTCACGCAGGGCGGGCTGGGCGGTGCCGGTGGTATCGGCGGCGCGTCGGGCGCGAACACGGGCGGCGCGTCCGGTGCATCCGGCGCGAAAACGGCGGCGATGGCCGGGGTCCGCACAGTAGAATCCGCACACGCCGCATGGCTGTCCGCAGCCCTGTCCACTGGCATCGCAGGTGGCTCAGGAGGTGGTGGGGCAGGCGACAGCACAAACGCCGGTGGCGGTGGAGGTGGTGGTGGTGCTGCTGGCGGTTTCCTGTTCATCGTCACCAACTACCTGACAGGTGCCGGCGTGTTCACCGCGCCAGGAGGTAATGGCGGAAACGGTGCTGCTGGCGTGGCGGGCAATGCGGCAGGCGGTGCAGGTGGCGGTGGAGGTGGTGGCGGTATCGCCATCATCGCAGCACTGGACTATTCCGAATGGACGGGTACTATCGTCGCCCCGGGGGGTTCACTGGGAACAGGCGGAGCCGGAGTCGGAACGGGCGCGGCAGGGGCGAACGGCACCGCAGGATCGGCAGGCATAGGCCTGCTGCTGAACCTCGCCACAGTGGACGGGAAGACCCGCGCCGACGTGAAGGCCATCGTCTCCCCGTCTGTACTCACCACGGCCCCGCTACTCCCGACGCCCACGGTTTACACTTACGATCAGGCACCCGTCCGGTTTATCGGCGGACCCAAGGAAGCCAAGACCTACGGCGCACTGACCTACTATCAGTCAGGTTTGCAGACCGGCAATGCTGGCTGGAACGGCCCATCAGGTGGTGGCGGGTTCTGGATCATGGAATACGTCACCGACGCACCCGTGCATGAGATCCGGCTCCGCAACGCCAATGGCAAAATGCGCCTCAAAGTCGACGGTAAGTTCGTCAACGACACCACCGTCCTGACCTACACGGACGGCGGTGCGCAGTGGTATCAGGTGAGCTTCGGCAAGTCCCGGCGCTTCCGGCACTTTGAATGGCAACTGAACCAAGCGCCGTTCAACTCCATCGCTATCGGCCCGACGGACACCCTCTACCCGCCGCGCACGAAGCGGCAGGCACCCACGTACATCCTGGGCGACTCGTTCACTGAGGGTGCCATCGGGCTGACGCAGGGCGCGACGGACCACTTCAAGTCATGGGCATTCCAGCTCTGCGACCTCATGGGCTGGGATCATCCCATGATCGACGGGGAAGGCGGCACCGGCTACGTCAACGACTCCGGTATCGACGCCCCCGCAAAGAAGGTCTTCCCGCAGCGCATCCTTGACGACGTGGCCCCGCTCCCGGCGCACCTCCGTCCGAAGCAGGTTGTCGTGGCTGGCGGGTTCAATGACCCGACCAACACGCAGGCCGAAAAGGACGCCTTCACAGCGGCGGCGGCTCTGACGTTCTCACGGCTCGCCACGCAACTTCCCGGCGTGCCGGTCTGGGTTGTCATGTTTGTCAATCAGGGCAGCATCGGGG